GTTGAAATGTCAGTACCACTAGACCCTGCTAATCGCCACTACGCTGAGATACTGCGTCAGGTTGAGGCAGGTACACTAACGATTGCAGATGCCGAATAATGGACATGATGTTGTGGAATACATTGTTGTCAATTGCCATCGGCCTAGCCGCATGGATTGGCACAAACATGTATAAGGAAACCCAACGGTTATCTATCTTGTTAAATAGAACCCGTGAAGAAGTAGCAAAAGAATATGTTACTAAAGCGGAAGTACACCATGACATCAACCGTGTTATTGATCGAATGGAGCAGTTAGACCATAAGATTGATCGTTTAATTGAGAGCATGAAAAAATGAGAAGGCTAACTTGGGGCGCAAAGATAGGATTATTTATAGCGTCCTTGGTAGCAGGCGGCATCATAGCATTGCTGCTTAACTTACTTTTTCCCGCACCTGCGAAAGCAGAAACAAACACTATCAGCAGTACCGTTACAGGTACGACAACTGTAGATAAAGCACCACCTACAGCATCAGCACCTTCTATCGTTATTAACAATCAAGACGTATGTACATCAGGCACATCGGTTGCTGTACAAACGCAGATACTTGGCTTTGCGACAGGCCAGACAATCACAGATGAAAATTGTGAAAGACTAAAACTTGCACGCTCATTATATGGAATGGGTATGAAGGTGGCGGCTGTGTCTGTTCTTTGCCAAGACCAACGTGTGTGGCAGGGCATGTGGATGGCAGGTACGCCATGCCCATACCTAGGCAGCATAGGTTCTGAGGCCAAACAGAAATGGGAAGACAACCCAGAAGAACGCCCAGACTATGACTCCAACACGGCTGAAAAAAAAACTCTAATGAAAGGCAATGGTGATGGAGAAGGATACGGCGGGCTTGCTATTTTTGGCGGGCTTGCTTTGGCTTTGCTTTTCGGTATTTGAAGCAGAAGCATACGATCAGCAATATAACGTTGGCGATACTGGGCCAAACGGCGGCACGATCACATCCGTTGATGTCACTAGCACACTTCAAGACACATCTACTCAGATCATAGGCGGGTTTGAGGAAACCACAGAACAATGGCAATTCATTGAAACAATTACCGAGCAAGTCAATTCTGTACAAACAGTCACCACCTACGAACAGGTGGAAACGCAGGTGGTTCAGGAGAAGACAACCGACAACCTTGTTTGTACTAACGGTAGCTGCGATGTTATGGGGACTACCTCTGGTGGCATTAGTGCCGTTGGTGATGGCTATGTATTTAGTTACCAAGGTGGCACACTTAGCGGTACGGTAGATTTGGCTGATAGCATGACCCAAGATGAATTTAATCTAGGGTTCAATGCACAAGCCAGTGTTGATACCTTTACTTGCCTTAACACTATAGGCAGTAATACAAGCTGCGAAGATATAGGTAACCCGACTGCAGATACCTTAAAGATTACGATCACGGTAACAGACGGTATTGAAACCTACACCAATACAGCAACACACACGATTAACTGGTCACCCAGTAATGGTCTTGAAACGGTCTACGGATACCTGACTGTACCTGAGAACAGCTTGCAAGATTATGCAACGGCTACGCTGTCAGTGTACGGAATCGACAATGGTTTCTGGGGTGGTTACTACGGGCCATACATTACCAATCCATCAATGACCTTTACGTTTGATGAGATCACTTACATTCAGCAGCTAGTTGAACGGCAGATTGAACAGACTGTTGTTAACTATATCAATACTGAATACTTCACGACTGAGTACATTGTAGACAGCACTTACATTGGTGACCCGACAATGGATGCAGTATCGCTGCCGCCTGTGCAGATGGATACGCCCCCTGTTATTGAGATCAAAGCAGTATCAAATGACACGTTTACAGTAGAGGTCAAGGTGGACACACCTGCAGGGCCAAAGACTGAGGTAATGGATATTAAGGTGAGCGATATGAAGATCGAAAAGATTGAACCGATGGAGGGCAATTCAAATGAACCAATTCGTACCGTTGAAGCAGGCAACACTTCCGAAGGTAAAGCTGAAGGAGGGGGCGACAATAAAGCCAGTGCCAAAGGGTCAAAATCCAGTAATAAAAAAGGAACAAATAGCGGAAATACTGCGACCTACAACACAGTAATGGAAAGCGTCAAACTGGCAGTCATGGCGCAGTCAACGTCATTAGAATCATTTAATGCGTATAAGCAGGTATCATTACCAACAGTAGAGTTTTACCCTGTCTATGAGGTTAACGGCGGTCAAGTGTATGACAACCCTTATGGAATGTGGTGGACAGGTGCAGCAGATGTGCTATGGAATGAGATGGTGGAATTACAATGGCGGAATTAGAAGTAGGCGGAGTTAAGCTAACAGGCGGCAAAGGTCTTGCTGCAATGATGGCTATTGGTTCGCTGATTGGCGCGTTATATGGCGGCTTTGAAGTCTATAAAGATTATATGGACATGAAGGATAAACTGGCTAACTTAGAGCCAGATGCAATTACTGCCCGCATTGATAACGCAATGGTTAAATTAGATGAGGCGGTAAGTTATGCAAAAGATATTAAAGACGATCTACGATCAGATGTTATTCAGGTTGAAAAAGCGTTGGGTGATGTTGAGCGCAGGATTCGTGATGTTGAAAGCGAGAACAGGAATACTGTTAAGGACGCTAAGAAATGGTTTGATGACCGTACTGCGGAAGTTGACACTAAACTTCACGCGCTTGAAGACCGACTTAATAAACGTCTTCAAACGGCACTAGATAACCCGTTGTTAAAGGATATGACGAAATGACATTAGACCCAATGAATGAAATGGAAAAGTACGATACCAATGGTAATGGCAGGCTAGACCCTGAAGAACTAGCGGCTATTGAATTAGAAGATAGACGTAGGCGCATGTTGGATGAAGACGCGCATCGTGACCAAACTCGGAAAATGGCGTGGTTTGCTCTGTGGGGGATGCTTTTGTACCCTACTGGTGTTGTACTGTCTAGCCTTCTGGGTCTTGATAAAGCTGCTGACATTATAGGTGCTATGGCAAGTATCTACTTTGTCAGTGTGGCAGGCGTTGTGTCTGTATTTATGGGAGTAGCTAATTTAGCTAAGAGGGGAGGTAACGATGATAAACTTACTAGGTAGTTTGGTTGGCCCTGTCACTGGGCTGCTAGATAAATTCATTGAGGACAAAGATCAGAAAAATGCACTGGCGCACGAAATTGCAACAATGGCAGAAAAACAGGCGCATGAAGCAGCTATGGCGCAGGTACAAGTCAACGCAGCAGAAGCGAAGCACCGCAGTATATTTGTCGCGGGGTGGCGGCCTTTTGTTGGTTGGATTTGCGCTGTTGCACTTGGGTATCACTTTGTACTTAATCCAATTATTTTATTCGTTGCAGGCATTTCAGGGGCAGTAATCCCAGAGTTGCCTGCGTTTGACATGGATAGTCTGATGACTGTCTTGCTTGGTATGCTTGGCCTTGGTGGTCTGCGTACCTATGAAAAGAAAGCAGGTATAACCAAATGACGTTAGATGATTTGAAGCAGCAGCTAGTCAAGCACGAAGGCTGCGAGTTGATGCCTTACAAATGTACGGCAGGTAAGCTGACTATTGGCGTAGGCAGGAACATTGAAGATCGTGGGATTACCTACAATGAAGCAATGTTCATGCTTGAGAATGACCTGATTCTCTACACACAAGAACTGGAGGCGGCATTCCCTGTTGTGGCAACACTGGATGATGTACGCGCTATGACCCTAATTAACATGGCATTTAACCTAGGTATATCTAGGCTATCTAAATTCCAGAAAATGTGGGAAGCCATTGAAGCCAACGACTTTGATGCGGCATCGCTTGAAATGTTGGACAGCAAATGGGCCAAGGATGTGGGCAATCGTGCCATTGAATTGAGCGAACAAATGCGTACAGGTGAGTACAAGTTTTGATATAGTCGCCTAGACATCATTCGATTGTCTTCCAACTAGGTGATTTACCCCCCCTTAATTGGGGGGGATTTTTTTAGTCTTTATCCTTTTCTTTCTGCTTTTTCCTAGCCTTTTCCATCGCTATGGCAATGGCTTGGTTGCGTGGCCTGCCTTCTTTACGCAGGGTCTTAATGTTTTCAGAGATAGTTTTACTACTACTTCCGCGTTTGAGTGGCATAGATTCCCCCTAAAACTCAACATTGTTCCAGTGTGAACAGAACTTATTGACGCTGCAGTAGTGAGCGCAACGGGTGTCTTCACCTTTACGCAACACGATCTGGCAGCCCTTGCCTTCCTTCATGTTGTTAGCCTCAAGATATTTCTTAGCTTCTTCCATAGAAGGGAGTAGACGCACAGCCGATTTACGCCCATCTTTCATGACCGCATATTGATCGTCCTTGTGCCAACGTTCTTCTGGGGTACAAATGGGTGGTTCAGCCATGTCAGCGGCTTCCTGATGCAGACGGATACGCTCAGAAATGTACGCATCCTGTTCTTCAGGTGACCAACGTTTGATCGGAATCATCACGGCTTGCTGCTTTGGATAGTTATCCGAGGTTAATGCTTTCAGCTTTGACCAGTCACGGAGTATTGCCATGATGGATAATGACTTAACTTTGATACCAACCTTAACTTCAGTATTGCGAATCAGCCAATCAAGGATGTTTAACTGGGCTTCCCATTCTGATTTACCGTTGATACTGGCATCCATTGCAGACCATGCAGAGGTGGTCTTGAAGTCAATCAATTGACCATCGTGCGTCAGGTAGTCAAATGCGCCCGATAACGTCCAACCATTAGTCAGGTCATTCTTTACGAATAAACGCTGCTCTGTAACGTCCTCAGTGCCTTCTGCGGCACGATCTATGACATGGTGTACAGATTGGCCTAGCAAAGACCAGATACGGTCTGATACGTCTTCTTCTAGGCTATCCCAATGGCGTTTGGTTAGGGCATTGATGCGGGGTGGCTGCAGTAAACGTGTTGCAGATATGTCACTACCGCTAGAATCGTAGGGGTCATTGTTAACTGCACGCTCAATGGCGGCAGGTAGGTTCTGATTGTTTGTGATTTTCATAACTGCTCCTTAAAACGGTACATCATCATCGTCAGAGAAGTTAGGCATATCTTCACCGTTATGCTCATCACCTAAATCCTGAGAATCTTGCAATTCTTTGGAGCGTAGGATGATGTTACGGATGCCATCAGGTAGCAGATTGAAGGCTTCACGATCACCTTCCTGATACTTATCAATACGGAACAGCAAACTGTCATAGTATTGGTCATCAATGGTTTCATGTTTAGGCAGCGGCATGATGGCTTCAACCTTGGGTCTGCCTTTTTTGTTCATCATTACATTGAGGTAACACGGAACGCCAAGCAAATTGGAAACATCAAAGCCCTGCTTTTCCAATTCAGTGAATGGGCGGCCTCGCCATGAAGATAGGTCTTTACCTAGGGTAGCCTTTTCATGCAGTGACAAGGTGTAGAACTTGCTGATAGTTAGGGGTTCGCCATTGTTGTTCTTTTCCAAAGGCACTTCCCAGATAATCATGCACTGGTGTTTCCAAGTGGTTTCACCCTCATAATTATTTTCCTGTGTGCCAAGATCAATGACCTTAACGCAACGAGCCTTGTGTACACCAGTTGGTACTTCTGGGTACTTGGATTCGTTGTCTACTACTTTTGCGATTAACGACATAGTTTGCTCCTTTTTGCATATTTACTATATGAAAGGTCATTTTATTAACGTAGGTTACCGATGTCAAGCAATTTGTTGACATTTGTTAACACCATAAGTATGATACCTTCATATCAACAAAGGTTTGAGAATTATGAGTTTACTGTACGAACTTGCTAAAGAACGTAAGAAAGAGGTGGTCACTAAGTATGGCGGCAGAAATTTAGCACGCCTGCTGAACATCAGTCATCCTGCGGTATCTAAATGGCAGGTCATACCACCTTTGCGTGCGTATCAAATTGCAGACATGGGGGACTTTGATCTTGATTACATTCGCCCTGATCTGAAACATGAGATTGCCCCAACGCCGCAGGGGGTAGACCACCAAGCCTAGGTTAAAAATACAGCGGCAGGGGGCGCAGGCTTTTCCTCATTGTTGGCCTGTTGCCCCCTTTTTTTCACTACACTTTATAGCATTGCTATAGCATTGCCATAGCATAGCCAATGGTTAACTATGATTTTGCCAATAGCAAAAGTATCCCCTTCATCTGCATCTTCATCTTCACCTTCATCTTCACCT